AAGTATTAATTGCGCTTTTCATAATCGATCAGCACATCAGCAACTGCTTTTGCAGCTAACCAGTAACGAGCATTAAAACGGGATATCTCATCCTTATTGCTAATAAAGCCTAACTCTACAATTAAGCCCCCATTACTAATAAAACCTAGCTTTCCACGCGCTGACTGACTTTGATCAATCCAGCCTTCATTTCCTCGTAAACGTGAACCTAAAGCAGCAGCTACGGCCTTTGATAAATCCTGAGCAAGTTTCTTGTCTTTCGGTAGTGCAATAGTTTCAATGCCATTTGCCTGACCAGATCCAGCTGCATTTAAGTGAAATTCAACTGCAACAGAAGAACCTTTAATTAACTTGATGGCTGAAGCCAATGGATTATTAGTGGTACCCACACCATCCGTTTTAATACTAATACCGGAGCTCTTTAAGTAGTAAGCTACTGCATTACGAAAGTTAGTTACCAGTTCGGCTTCTTTAAATTTGCCACTAACTGCACCCGGATCAACATTGGAATGGCCGGCTGTCACAGTGACAAAACCTAAAGGTTGGTTCTGGTTTAGATTTGGCTGGGCAATCTTACGACCAATCCACGCCAAAGCAGGAATTACGAAGTTAATAATCAGTAGCTGATATTCAACAGGGATAATCTGATAATCCAGGGCCCACTGCAGAATTAAAACTAACAGTGATAAAAAAGCTCCCAGAAGAGGGAGCTTAACAGATAGATATTTTGTGACGTTTTCGGGTATAAATTTCATGGTTGATTCTCGTTTAATAGGTTAGTTTTTTCTGTTGGTCAATTTGATTTCGCATTGCAGCCAGATCTGTATCCATGCGGATCTGTTTAGATTCAGCGATTGCCATTTTTTGATTCAATAGCGCATTATCTTTTTCAAGCGATCTATTGCCTTGAAAGACATATCCACCAAAAGCAACAAGAGCAGCAAGAGCGGTACCTCCAAGTCCTTTTGCAAAGGTAAGACCACCCTTGGCCTGGTTCATATCTGCCTGAAGTAAATCAATATCACGTCGGTTTGCTACTGCTTGTGACCGATAATATTCATCGCGTTCTGACAATCGAATCACGTTGTTATTCAGCTCGCCCATTTCTTGCCGGAGTTGATCGAGCTTTTTCTCGACTCTTACTCCATAAGTCTCACTATCAGGCATATAGCCTCCTCATTTCTTAGATATAAAAAAAGCACCCCGTAGGGTGCTTAAACTGTTTTAGCTTTCTTAAATTTCTATCTGTATGACCCTGCCTTCAGGCGCTGGACGCTTGATTTCGTTGTTTGATACAAATACCCGGGTACCGGTTGAGTATTTGGTACTGCTGGTGCACAGGACTAATCCAGTACCATCCACCACCAGTACTTTGTAATTGGGATGATCTGCTGAGGTAATGGTGCCAATGAACTCTGGAGCCTTGGGTAATAAGTCGATTAAACGTTGTAATGGATTACTCACGATTGATGCTCTCCACTTTAATACTCTGGTTAATCACCGCATGATTGAATGACACGTTCACCCCCTCAATAATGCCCCACCACTCAGCATTAAATGCGACTAGCTCACCAGGTACACATTCGCTCACATCCGGGCCAATCGGCATCACCAGATTGTGGGTTTCGACCATACCGGCTTTAGCAAGTGCTGACTTGCCATAAGAGCCCATGCTTTCAACTGTAAACAGTGGACTATTCGCTGTTTCCAGTAACATATCAGCTGCAGTACCAGTACGCTTAACTTGACCGGTAAGCCCGGTTCGGTCATTGGTTAGAGTGATCCCGTTATAGTCCGGATACGGCTCATAATCGGTAGACTGCTCTGTGACCAGGCTTTCAGGGATCAGCCGGTCATATTCTTCAACCGTGATTGAATCCCAAAAGGTCTTTTTGTACTTGGGCTTTATAGTGATGGTATCGCTGCCCTTTTCACTATAGACAAAGCCACCTGCAGACTCGGCTATCATTTTGATTACAGCAATGGGGGTCATGCTGGAATAGCTCAGACTGCCTGCTGGAACAATCCAGCTCAGCTCGTCGATCAGCTCC